TTTTTATTTTTAGGTTATTTAATGTTATTTCAAGCTGTATTATATTAACTATTATTTTGTACCGAGCACTTTTTCAGTAATAATAATAAATTCAAACCCTTTTCTTTGGCAGTATTCTATCATATAGCTCCATTTACTTAGATTCTTATTGTACATTTTTATAGCGTATTCAAGGTTTTTGAGTTGTTTTGCATTCGGATTATTTTTAAGAACTGGCTGAATTGTTTCGGAGTAAGGTTTAACTTCTGCGACAACTCTCGATATTGTTCCATCATCTCTTTTTAATTCGTAGTAAAAATCCGGATAGTAAGTGTGTTCGGTTGTTCTATATTCTTGACATTCTGAAACCCATTCAGTCTTAGTATAAGGTATTTTGAGATGTTCTGCTCCCCAATTTATAATTCTTGAATTGTTATCAAGATATATCATCATTTTTTGTTCTAATCCCGAACGATAATAAAGACCACCTTGAGTGTTCAATTTAATAACCTTATCTTTATTCATAGGGGTAAATAATCCTTGATGATATTTACCACCTTGCTTCGGTGCGCTATTCAACATAATTAAAAATTTATTTTTTTAATATATATCCCAAAAGATAATCTATATGGGAGAATTATTAGAAAGGTCGGAATTGAATCAACTTGTTTATGGAGCAGGCATGTTTGAAAATTTTAAAAATAATTCCTTATTTTTTTTGAAAAAGTTTTCTGCTTCGGATGAATCGGTCACTAATGTGAATCCATCTACAATTCAAATTGGTGGATTTTACCATCTACACTATATGGATGACTCAAATTGGATGAAATACTCTCCGATATTCACTGTAGATTTTAAAAAATTTAGTAATATGCTTATTGTATTCGGTGTGAATATGAATTTTTTACCAATTGAAATAAGAATATCTATATTTGATAATTTCATACAAAAAAACGATTTTGAAAAGGATAATCTTTTAGCAGTCAATTTCGAAGGTATTTATCAGGAGCTGAGGAAATACGGATTTGAATATGCAATTGTTGAGTATAATGTTGTTCAAATAAAATTAGCGCATAAGATAAATATGGCAGATGTACCAAGATTTTTATATTCAGGTCACCCAGTAAATATCTACGACCCAAAAAAATTATACAGTATTTGGAAAGCCAAAATTGGCAAAAGAAATGAAAGAGATGCTGATATGTCTAAATATTTAGCAAATGATTTTACAAAAATGGAAGAAGAATTTAAAGACAGAATAACTACACTTAAAGAACACGTAGAGAGATTAAAGAGATCAGTGAAGAAATATGGATGAATATAGAAAAATATAGAAAGGGTCTATAAAATTTTTATATATACATAGAATATGAAAGCAAGTGAAGTACTCAAAAAATATAAAATAACAAGAAGAACTCTACACAATTGGGTTAAAAACGGTCTAATACGAGTCGAGAAAACTCCTAGTGGAAGATATATTTATTTTGAAAAAAATGAAAAAGTTTAGTCACTATAACCACTCTGAATTAACAGAGATATAAAGAAAAATAAAATATGTCAGGAAGTTACAATCCATTAAATAGTCAACAACAAGAAGCCGGTTATATTTCATCAGCAGTTGAAAATAAAGGTCTTTTCAATAGGTTATTGAGAAGTTTATCAAATTTCGGTATGAAATATGATGATATGATAATGAGAAATACTGTTGGTGTTGGTATAAATGAGGATCCATACTCACAGAAAAACAACTCAATGTACGACTTCTTTAGTCAGCGCGCCGTTGCATCAGTATTAAATAAAAAATCAATTCCTTATCTCGACAGAAGTTATGCTGACAAAAGAAGAATTCTTAGAGAATATTCTATCAAAGATGAATTAAGAGATTATATTTCAAGAGTATCTGATGAAGCTATAATTTATAATGAAAGCGACTTCTGTTCTATAAAACCACTACCAAATGATTACTCACAGGACATAAAAGATAAATATTCGGAGTACTTCGAAATAATTTATAATAGATTTGGTTTCGGTGATACAATTACAGCCTGGAACATGATGAAGGATTTCCTAATCGATGGTTATATTGCTATAGAGATAGTTTGGGATGATAAAAAGAAAAATATTATAAGTTTCAATAGATTAAGACCTGAAACATTAGTTCCAGGTTTTGAACCAGCGATAGGCAGTATATGGATCCAATATCCTGAAGATCCACAGCTTAGAAGAATATTCTTAGACTCTCAAATTGTATTTATTTCTTATTCTACACAAAATGACTATTCGGAAACATCATACTTAGAAGGACTTATCAAGCCTTATAATCAGTTAAAGATTATGGAACAAACCAGAATAATGTTCAATATTGTAAATGCCTCTATTTATCAAAAATTCATTGTACCAATAAAAGGATTACCAAGACAAAGAGCAGAAGAACAAATAGCACAGCTTATATCTGACTATTCCGAAGAAATCGAATGGGATGACACTTTAGGAACCGTAACTGTTAATGGTAGAAAACACTTACCTTATAATAAACAACTTTGGTTTCCGGAGGGAGATGCCGGTAGGCCAGATATGACATTGGAGTCACCACAAGGACACAATTTGAATGAAGATGTTATGTTAAAATGGTTTGAAAATATTCTGAAAAGAGCTACAAAAATTCCTTTTCAACGTTTTGATAAAGAAACAGGTGGAGGTACAGTATTTGATGATGCTGCTTCAATGACTCGCGATGAAGTTACTTTTGGTAATTTTATTAATAGAGTTAGAGCAAATTGGAAGGAGATAATTGTCAAACCACTTAAACTTCAAATGTGTATGGAGTTCCCAGAATTAAGAGAAGATGAAATATTTTTGAACCAAGTCGATATTAACTTCTTCTCTAACCAGTTATTCGAGGAATGGAAAAAAGCTGGAATTATGGAAAAAAGATCTGCAATTCTTTCAACTTTATTGGGTATTCAAACAGCAGAGGGAACCCCTTACTTCCACATTGACTACCTGATTGATAAAGTTATGAAATTAACACCAGAGGAAAAAGAAGAGAACCAATCTTATTGGATTAAATCCAAAGCTGGTGCTGGTTCTGCTCAAGGTGGTGAAGCAGGTGGTGAAGGTGGAACCGAAGCTGGTGGTGATATCGGTGGTGATATGGGTGATGTTGGGGCACAAACCGGAGCACAGGCTGGTGGTGCACAAGCTGGTGGAGCACAAGCTGGTGGAGCACAAGCTGGTGGAGCACAGGCTGGTGGAGAAGCTGGCGGAGGAGGAGAATTTGAGTTTTAGAATTAAAGTATAGAAGAAAATAAAAAAAAGTCTCAATCTTTTGAGACTTTTTTTCTTTTATCTAACAGTTCTTTCGATTTTGATGGGTTATCTACACCCCATCTCTCAATCATTGTTTTTTTAATTTTCTTTTTGATTTCTTTACTTTGAATTGGATATTCTACACCAAAATTTTCTATCAGAGAAGCTTTCCTCTTTTTTTCAGAACATTTACGACAGTAATACTCACCCCACCTATTTCCATAATTGACATAGTTCTTGAACATTACCTCTTTAATTATCTCACAACCATCACATTTACACTTTATTTTGTAATGACTTCCTGTTGATAGCAATTCTATTGGGATAACAAGTGTTTCTCCCAAAATGACATCATATCCTAATTCTTCATAATATGAAAAATTCGATTCATTTATTTTTACTAATATCTCTCTTGAAATTATCATTTTATTGTATAATGAAAAGATTCTGTGCCATCTATGAATTTGATGTTGGGGTCAATATCAAAACAACATAGTTTTTTATCAGAAGTATATATTGGCACTAACGTATATTCTATGTCAGAAGCAAATTTTAATCCTCTACCGATAGGGGTATCTAAAAAATTAGTCATACCATATAGTTGATTATCTTCTCTAATAAATTTTATCACTACATGTGAAGCATCTTTTAAAGATAAAATATTTCTAAAACCACTACCTTGAAAAGTAGTTCCATGAATTGAAAATTGAGTATTATAAATTAAATAATTTTTTTGTTCAATGGAATAATTCTCATCTAAAATTGAATTAATAGTTGATTCTCTACGAAATTCCATAGAATTTCGCAATAGATATTCAAAAATATCATTTTCTAAGTTACTTTCTGAATTGAAGTCAACCTCTATAATTTTTATTTTATTCATTTGTATTATATAGGCATTTTTCCTTTAGTTTAAAAAGTTTTTTCCCATTTTATTTTCCCACAATCCCATATTTTGGGAATTGTTAATTTTGATTCTGAAACACCAGTAACACTTTTCTTCAAATTAGATTTATGTATTCTTTTTCCTTTGATTACATATTTATAATCTGGTTCAGTTTCGTGTACTTTTATGAAATCTAATTTCTGATAGAGGTTTCCTTTGCTCCAATCTTTGTCTGCATAACTAATGACTCTTTTTGGATTATAACTTTTAATAAAAAAACTAAGTAGTTTAGAAGCACCACCGATAACACTAATATCTAACTTATTACAGAATCTATTTAAGCTCCATTCTAAATCTGACATTTTATTTCTTCCTTCAAATTTATCAAATGTCATTATTGAAACTAAATCATCTTGGTAATAAAGACCAACTTTTACATTTGAATTGGAAAATCCCTGTATATGATTATCGTCTAAAAATTTTCTTACTAATTTGGTATCTGTTATTGATTTAACTTGACATTTACGAGCTGGTATTTTTCGACTTAAACCAATAACATTTTTTATTTGGGATTGAATAATTTGAGTTTTGTTATCCCAATCATCTTCCCAAATGTGAAAAAGATTTATATTATTCGAATCGAAGAATTTTAATTTATTCAAGTGAAAATTTCTGTCTTTATAGATATCTGAATGCCAATGTATACCGTTTAATTCAAATCCGGTTTTAATCTGTGGTAGAAACACATCTAATTCTTGATTTTGTAATCTATAATTTTGAATTATTTCACCATTATAAATTGATTTAATAAAATTATATAATTTTATTTCTTTGCCAGATTGATGTTTGTCAATAGGATTACATATTGTACACAATATAGTTTTATATTTTACTCTTTTGGAATAACAATCAATATTTATTTCGAATTGATGTTCATTGCCGTTATCACAATTGAAAATAGAAGTTCCGTATTTTATATAATTTGGATTTTGAGCTACCTTGAAATTTGCTTTTCTGAACTCCTCTGACTTTTTATTATTTGTTGATTTCCAATTAGACTCATATTTTAACTCTTTACTACTTTTTACATCTTTAGATTGAGAAACATTTTCAACACCCCATTTTTCTAAGTTTGTACTTTTTCTTTTTTCGTTAATTAGATAATAATCTAATTGAGATTTTGAAATTTTAATTTTCTCTTTTAATTCTTTTGATTGTGAAACATATTCAACCCCAAACTTTTCTAGATTGGTCTTTTTTGAC